GATCGATCGCTTCATGCTCCATGGCATAGACAGGCACGACCTGCCAGGGGGGACCTTGTACTGTAAATATAAGTGATCTCCGGGGGGAATCAAGCTGCAAAGGGAAATTTAACGGGGACTCGCGTACACCATCGCGATCGCCCAATACATACTAACATATTTGAATTTCAATATTATTGTATTGGATACCGCCGCTTGAATATTTCGGGCCATTGCACATGCTGGCATATTCCGATAATCGGCCCTGAGTTCGCTGGCTGGTCGGGCCTTGGACCGTGCTGGGGGGGGCGGACGATGAAAGCGGCCGACGGACCTTATCTCTACGTGACCCATTCGATGCGACGTGGATGGGGCGGATGGCTCGAATTCCCCGCCGACATGACGGACCATGCGGCCCTCGCCGACGTCGCTGATCGCCTCTGCAGGGACTTCGGAGCCGTCGTCACCGAACGGTATCCGGAGGACGCCGACGACGGGAGTAAGGAGTACTGGCGGCTCCAGGTCGGCGCGGACGAATTGCTGCTGATGAGGAAGCCGCCCGGCGTCGCGGTCGGCCTGTGCGTGGCGTCCGGAGACTTCGGGACGCTCCTCCGGATCTGCCGAGCGTGGGGGATCGAGCGGGCCGTGGGCTGGCGATGGAGGGCGTGGCAGGCGTGGCGTCGGGCGATCAGTCGACGGATTTCCTAGCCGCCGGGAGGGTCCGATAATCGCTCTTATGTCCGGATAAGCGACCGTCGATGGTCGCTTGAGCGAATCCGGGCGGGTTCCCTCCCGCCCGTCGCTGCGACCGGAACCCCGTCCGTCAACCCTCGCCGCGAGGCAGTTCCTTCACCTCGACGACGGTCAGGGCCACCCACACCTGGCTTTGCCCGTGCGTGAACGTCCGAGTCTTCACGAGGCACGACTTGTCGCGGACGCCCACCAAGTCACCGACTTCCGGGATGGCGACTAGGCTCCCGTAGTGGGCGGCCTGGATGATGTCTCCGCTCGTGTTGTTGACGGTGATCGTGTGGTTGACGCTCATGGTGATCCTCGAAGTGCATTCCATCGGGCCTGCCTGACGGCCCGCGTAAGCCGTCGTCATCGGGTAGGATCAGCCGGTGTCCCAGGGGCGTTCCACAGATCGTTCGTGAACTCGGTAGGAAGAGCGGCCCCGCCCCGGAGGTTCGATCGTAGGGCCGTCCTTCGATGGTCAGGATGCGTACCGGATGGCGGCCTCGACGGCGATCCGGACGGCGGTCGGGCCGTAGCGGCAAGCGGCGTCCCAGGCCCAAGGCGGGATCCAAGGGGCCGCGAGGGGCGGCGGGGACGTCGGCTCGAAGGGGGCGGACGCGCCGACGGTGACGACGAGCACGCCCGCCCCCAGGTCGGAAGAGGGCGGCTCGGCAGTAGACGAGGATGTAGAATTCATCGTTGGGGTTCCTTTCGCCTGGCGGGCGTTGGGGGTCCTATCACCGGCTTCCCAGGGGCGGACAGGCCCCTGGGAAGCCCTTCCCGTCGACGAACACGCGTCGGCGGCGGGGTCACCTCAGATTACACCGGCACCGTAGAACGGCCGTCTTCCGACGAGCGCGCGACGGGGCTCGCGTGAATATAGATGTCCACGCGGGCCCGCGAACCGGCCTCCCTCCCTGTGGGGTGGGTGGCGTCCGAGCACTGATCCCGTTTCCTGATGTCGACCGAGGCTCTGTTGAGGGGCTTGCGGCCGAAATCGCCCACACCCCCAGCTAATTATCGACGTTTGATCGAGGAGACTTGAGTCTCTCTCGATTCCTCGCCTTGCTAAGGATGCGCGCGCCAAACGATCAAGGAGGCGCGAAAGTGGCCCATCTCCGGCAGACGCGTCAGGCGCAGGCGTCAGAGACGTTGAATCCGGCCGATTATGCGACCCCTGCTATTTGACTTGCCTGACAGCGTAGCGGCTTCTGGGAAAGCCGCGGAAGGTGGCGTCTAGGGCCGCCATCTAGGAAATAGGACGCTCTAAGGCTTCTTACAGGAGATTCCAGGAATCTTGCCCTGAATTCCGCCTGAGCGTTCCAGCGAGCATCGGCGACCGGGCCGAATGCTGACCCGTGGTTCGCTTTCGCCCTCATCGTCGAGGGACGATCGCCCGGTTGACCGCGTGCATGGCGACAGCGAGAATCGGCCCCGCGTTCCACGCATGTTTCACGGAACGGAGGGTTGAGATGAAACCTGAGGACGAAACGCTCAGGGCGATCGAGGCGGCGATTCTTGAACTGACCAACGCCCTGCGGCCGGTGCCGGTCAAAGATCTGGTGAAGAACGCCAGCCGCCATTTCATCGATCGGTACAACGAACTTCTGGAGGTCGCGGAGAAGGCGGTCCCGGACCTGCAACCCTTCCAATGGCCCAAGACGATCCCGTCCCGCGCCATCGAAGCCCAGGCGACCTATGTCGAGCTTCAAGGGTATCTCGGGACCATCCTCGGCAACGTGAGAAAGGCCCTCGGCCTGCCGAGGTACGGGGGCTTTTGACCTCTCCCGCCCTTGCCCAACCCTCGCGAGAATTCGGGCGGACAGGCGATAACGCTGGCAGGCGGCGAGCCTAGAGGTCCAGGTCGGAGTGGGTTCCGGTCCTGAAGAGCAGCAGCTGGTCGGCGGTGCGTTTGTAGATCAACACCCAATCCGGCTCGACATGGCAGTCCCGATACCCTTCCAGGTTGCCCGTCAGCCCATGATCGACGTGTTTGGCCGCTAGGGGGCGATGGGCCTTAAGGGCGTCGATCACTGCCGCGATCTTGTTCAGGTCTTTGCCCCGCGCCTTCATTCGCTCCAGGTCACGCTTGAATCGGCTTCCCGGTACGACCGTCAAGTCGGCGCGGGGTGCCTCGGGGACGGGAGGCGCTTCGGCCTTCGGCCGCGATTTGCGTTTCGCCTTCGATCGCCGCTTGTCAGGCATGCGTCAAAGGCCCATGTCGGCGAACATCTCAGCGGCATCCTTGTACCGTGAGACCCCTATCCCGGCCTCGGTGTCGCGGATGGCCTGCATGGTTTCTTCGTTGAAACGAGGTTCGTCGGGGAGCGGCCGGGCGGCCCTGGCGAAACGTGCCTCGACCTTGGCTTCCATGGCCTTCGCGAGTGCATAGGCGTAGGGATTCAGGGTCGGCCGGCGAATCGGGAAGGATGCCGTATGGACGCTGGACGCCACCCGGAACTTCCGCTTGCGGGGTCGGCTCCGGCGGCGGGAACGGGCCTGTTCTCGCATTTGCGCCATCGCGTAGACGTGCAGTTCCTCGACGAGGTCCGGGGGCATGATGGCGACCGCCTTGTCCAGCCAAGCAGCGAAGTTTGGGGATTTGAGGGTTGTAGCCATAGTTCGATGGTACATAGGGCCTACCTCCCTGGGAACTCGACTGACTCTATTAGAGTCAAAACCGCTTCGCCCGGCGAGCACATCCCACGTCCTACGGAACCCCGCTGCCCCTGGCCCGCCCATGCGGCTGGAGTCAGTCCGCAGGAGTTTCATCGTCCCCGGCCCCCTGCTCTCCTCCTCCACGGTCCGACACGACATACCGGCGAAGATGCGTGTTGATGAGTTCTTCGATCAACTCGGATCGATCCTTCCGCATCATCGCACAGTGAATGTTTAAGCGTTGATCGGCCTCGATGCTCAGATGTATCGTAGCTTTAACCTTCGATGATGCTGGCCGGCTTTCGGGCTTGCCGCTTTGCCGCTTTCGCAATTTGCCGCTGGATGGCTTCGCTGCTTCGTTCATTTGTACGTATTCCGGTTTCGCCTGCAAAACGCTTTGCCGTTTTGCCTGTCATCCTCCATATCGCCTTTGCGCATAATCGGTAAAAGCAGATATCAGCTTTAACCTAAGCAGCCTATCAAGTACCTATATACCTAGCCACTTAGATACCTAACAAGCCCGATACTTTCGTCTTCCGATGCCTAGGTACTCAGGTACTCGACTCAAGCCATTGATTGAGAAGGGTTTCCACGAGCTCACTGAAATCGCGGCCTGCGTCTTCGTCGTCCAAGGCTCGATTCACACGCTTTCGCGTGGTCCTGAGGAGATAAACCGAGCATTGAACGTACTTTGGATCGCTGCTCTTGCCGCCTCTCCCCTTGGGAGCTGGGGGCGACTCCACCGGGGCAGGGGAGGGGGGAGGGGCCTGAAGAGGGGCGGACTCCTCAGAGATGGTTTCCTTCCCACGCTTCGCGTCCAGGATGTTCTTGAGCGACGCGGCCGGGTCGAATTTCTTGCTCATCGCGTCCCGCCCTCGACGTAGCCCCTCAGTTCATCGCCCACAGCGACGTAATCCCACCATCCGAGATTCGCGCGGGGATCGCGGACGTCCGAAACGATGACGCCCTGAGTCCCGGCGACCTTGAACGCTTTCAGGTTCCGGACCGTAGCGTCGAAGACGGGGAGCCCTTGGGAGGCCAAAGCGTCTCGGGCGATCTCTCCATCCCGGGCCGGCTTCGGCGGGGCCATCGTGACCAGGATTCGATACTTCATCGCGTCGATCTTCTTGAGCGCGGCGACCGTCAGCATGAGCGCGTCGAACGACAGGCCGTCCGCCGTAGTGGGGATGACGAGCATGTCGCATCCGTCCGCCAGGACCCGCAAGACGTCGGGGTCGGGGCGGGCGGCCGTGTCGAACACGAGATGCTCGTAGGCCCTCGCCACCTTCGCCGTCATCGCTTCGTCGGCGACGTCGAAGGGCAGGGAGCCCCGCGCCGACCAGGCCGTGGACGAGCGGTTGGGATCGCCGTCGATTAGGACGGTCGTGTCGAGCTTGCGGAGATACGCGGCCAGGTGGACGGCGGTCGTCGTCTTGCCGACGCCTCCCTTGAAACTGGCGACCGTGACGATAATCGGGCCCTCCCCGTACCTGGACGTCCAGGTACGCAGTTGCTCATGGACCTGGACTCGCGGACGGCGAACGGTCCGGATATCCGGGTACTTGGATACCTGGCGGTCTGAGTACCAGACGGCTGACGTTCAAGCAACGTCGACCGGGGTCAATCCCGGCGATCCGCCCGTCCGTGCCGTCTCCGGACCTCAGCGAGCTGCTGGGCCAGTCGCTTCGGCCCGACTCGACGACGTCCCAGGTTCTCGGCCTTCAACCCCTCGGCGAGCCCTCGCGTCATCCGGGCCACCATCGCCATGACGTCGTCCGGCGGGACCGCCGGGGCGGGGGAGTAGCTGCGTGGCGCGTTCGGGGCGGCCGAAGGCTTGGGGGCGGACATCGAAGGCGACTGGACGACCGTCCGAGACGTCGGGCGGGACTCCACGCGCCGAGGCGTCTCGGGGAAGGCCCCTGGCTTGGCCGTGGCGGGGCGATCGGCGACCGGGGCGGGGATCGGCGGGGCCGGGGCCGCCGGCTCGTCCTGGGAAGCCCTGGCGGGTTCCGCCGGTGCGGGGGAGGGGGCCGGTTTCCCGGCCGACCGGGCGGCGACTTCCTCGCGACCCTTGGCGATCATGGCCCGCAGGAACGCGGCCGGGCCGAGGGTTGCGAACAGGGCGGCGGCTTCCGGATCGTCTTCCCCCCCCTGAGAGGAGAGGATCGGGCCCGTCTGGTCCACGCTCTGATGGGGGCTCTGGTTAGTGCCACACGGCTGTTGAACCCCCTTCAACGCCGGTGTTGAACCCCTTCCACGTTCCTGTTGAACGCACGGACGTTCAGTTAAACATCCCTGTTGAACCCCATCCCAGGTCACCAGGATGCCGGAGCGGATCCGGCCGCCGTGGCTCAATTCGCGACGGACCAGGCCGGCGGCTTCGAGGGCGACCAGGGCGCGGCCGATCGTCATGGCGCAGCATCCCAGGATGCGGGCCATGGTCCCGTTGGACAGCCGGCAGCGGCCGCCGCGGAGGCGGGCGTTGTCCAGGACAAGCCCGAAGACGTCGCGCGCCGTCCTGGGGAGCTTCATTTCATCCAAGGCCAGGGGATCGGCCCGGAAGGCGAAGGAGATTTGACGGGGAGCCGAGCGGGGGTCCGGGTTGACTTCCTGAGCGCGTACGCCGATCATGGCTTCTACCTTTTGAAGCTATCTGCCCTGGCCGGGATTGCGACTCCCGGTCAGGGCTCTTTCGTTTGTGGGTTCAAACTGGCTCCAACGGCTGCGACGGCCGGCAGAGCCGGATATCTTCGCGCGCCATCAGCGGTTCCGCCAGGGGCGCGCCCTCATCACCTGGGCGGCGCTTCCTCCTCGATTCCGATGGACTTCGCGTAGAACGCGGCGGCGCGATCGAGGAAGGCGGCGACGCTAGAGCGGTCACGAGCGGCGGCTTTTCGAAGCCATTCCGCATACTCGCGGCTCATACGGAGCGCCCGAGTCGTCCCACCCGATTTCTTCGGGGCGGGCTTCTTTGCCTTGGCCATCGCAAGTCCTGCCATCGCGCCACCTTCCGTTCGAACAACGACGATCCGTCAAGATAACCAAAGCCTTGCGATCAGACGACATGGTAGACACCGCGCTAGTGGAGCGTCAAATCAATTCGATCTCCATAGTTGACCTCTTGTACGTACAAGGATTAGTCTGTGGATGTCGGTTAGACGTCATGCCGATCTCCAATCCGCCTTTGGCGAGCCCACACCATGACTACTGCGACTGTGACGACCACCAGGAAGGCGACGAAGCCCAAGGCTGCGAAGACGAAGGCGACCCCCCGCGGCTCGAGGAAGGCGGGGAGCGAGGTCCCGACGCCCGTCCCGGGCGATCCCGGCCCGATCCCGGCCGCGAACGGAGTGGAAGGGGAGGGCGGCGCGGCGACGGCGGGCGAATCTCTCGGCCACCTGGGAGAAATCGTCCGTTTCGATTTGACGTGGGGGGAGCTCGACGAATTTCCCATCATCGTGACGGATCGGTCCAACGAAGCGAAGTTGCTCGCGTCCCGCAACTGGCTCAGGAAGTGGGATCGCGTGGAGCTGTCGTTCAAGGGCGTCGTGATCTACATCTGCCCACTCGGCTGGGAGGCCGACGACTTCCTTTGCTGACGGCCCCGGGTTCCCAGGGAAGCGAAGCCTCGCGCAGGCGTCGCGGGTCGAAGGGCCCGGCGACGCCCGTCGCGTTTCGAAGCCACACCCCTGGGAGGCCACGCGGGGGCGGATCCGTAGGGGCCTCTAGAAGCCGCTGAGACGCGACGATGAGGCGGGCGGGCGTTCTCCCTGGGGACGCAGTCGTCGGCCTCCCAGGGGGGATCTGAGGGGCCTGCTACGCGGCCCGCCTGGATCAATTGGACCTGCGGGACGCTCGCGGCGAAGCGAGCAGTGGTCGACCGGGGCAAGTTCGTCGGCCGGACGCCCGAGCATGGGGTCGGAAAGGTCCGTCATAAGGTGCGCATGGAGCCTGTCATGAGCGGCGCATGACGGACCTGATTCCCGGGGAATGATCTGGTCTCCAGGCCCCCCCACAGAGCGGCCATGGGCGACTCGCCCAGGGCCGCTAGAGCTTGTCTGAACTACAGGCGTGTCCGGTGGATGCAACCGGCTTCAGCGCGGCCATACCCGGGGTATGATCCCGTCGCCAGCGCATTCGGGATGAGCGTCATCCAACTTGGATCGCGGGTCGGATTCGGCCCCACGATGCAGCAAACCAGGGGGGCGGATGGCCGGCTCGATACCGTGTCGAGCGAAGGCCGCTACCGACCCAGTCGCACCGGGCAACCGCGGCCGTGGGCGAGTCGATCGGGTTCATGCTAGGGGCGTTGATCGGCTTCCTCATCGCCCGTTGGCTGCTCGGCTGATGGCGAGGCTCATCCCCTATCGTTCGACGGCCGCGGGGAAGCCCAGGAAGGCCCCTACGAAGGCCGCACGGCAAGAGGCGTGGCGTTTCTACTCGTCGGCACGCTGGAAGGGCGTTAGGGCCGTCAAACTGGCCAGGGACCCCGTGTGCGAGCACTGTGCGGCCCGGGACGAGACGACGGCCGCCGTGGACGTGCATCACGTTGAGCCGAGGGCGACCCGGCAGGATTTGGCGTTGGACCTGGATAACCTCGTGTCGCTATGCAAGCAATGCCACACGTTGGAAGAGCTTCGGAGGCGGAAACGGGGGTGATGAAGGTGATGAAGGTGATGAAGGGTCGCTCTAGGGATTACTCACTATTGCGGTTCTCCCAGCGTATGTACACCGCCTCCTGTACATAACCCTCACCAATCTCATTTCTAAATTAATTAAGAGCTTGACCTTCATCACCTTCATCACCTTCATCAGGATCGCCCATGGACGCACGCATCGCATCAAACGTCGAGACGGCCGCGTTGCTCCCGGAAGGGGCGAGCGTCACGTCTAATCAGGCCAAGTTCAGCAACATCGAGCAAGCCCGGGCGGACTATCTCAGGGGCCTGCACTCGATGAATGCGGAGCTTCAAACGGCACTCCGTCGGGCTTGCTTCCTCGGCTCGCGTGAAGCCGCCGCGAAGGTCATAGCGAGACGGTTCTCGCCCGACGAAGTCCGCAAATTGGAGAATCGATCCACATGATTGCATTTCTCGTCATGTTGGGCCGATTCGCCACCCTCGCGGTCGTCGTCCTGGCCTGCCTCATCGTCGCGGGGCCGGAACGCGAGGGGATCAAGCGTGGGAAGGGGATGTGAGAGACCATGAAAGCGTGCGAGATCAACCGTCGTTTCGACCTGCATCGTCCGGCCACGCAGGCGGACGGCAACCGGTGTGATGAGATTCGCGAGGCCATCAAGAGGGCGGCCAGGGTCGTCGTCGACGCAACGCCTCCCAACCGTGAGCAGTCCCTTGCGGTCGGGAAGCTGGAAGAGGCGTTGTTCTTCGCCATCGGGGCCGTGGTCCGGCCTCCCGCGGGAGAGTGAGCCGTGGACCCCGCGACCCTCATCGCACTGTGGATCTTGTTCAAGGGGACGCGAAAGTGACCATGGACGCGAACACGCTGGAAGCCATCAAGGAAGTCTCGTTCTACGCCATGATCGTCCTCGTGTCGTGGGCGTTCTTCTGGGCCGCGAGCAAGTCGAACCGGAAGTGAAGCCATGGCCACGAAATGCATCGTCGCCTTCCTTCTCGGCTGGTTCCTGCGGACGCTCCAGGGCGCTTTGAGGCGGCCCTAGCGAAGTCCCCAGGGGGGTAGGGGTCGGATTCGCTGGGGGATCGAAGGCCCCTCACCGACGTTTTCCCCGCGCGTGTGAAATGCCGAGTTTTTTTTCCGGGCGATTTGGATCATTGACGACACGCCCGCATGGGTGGCCCCCGAGGGGGTCGGGGGGAGGATAGGACGATGGGCAGGAGAGGCCCCAAACCGGCCCCTACGGCCCTGGCTGTGGCGGCCGGCACTCGGGCCAGCCGCATCAACGGCGACGCCCCCGCGGGCCAGGGAGGCGACCCCACCCCCCTGGGTGGAATTTTTTTTTCGCCGGTTTGCCGGGGTTCCCTATTGACGTGGAATACGCAAGTCATATTGCTGTCGTCTTTTGTGATTCAATGTACAATTCATATTAATTCATAGATCAAATCGTGCTTTTGAGAAACTGTTTGCAAAGTTCTGGGCGGTGGCTATTATGTACAAGGTGCCGAGGATCCGCGCGCTTCGACGTCGATCTGTCCGAGCGAAGTAGCGGCCGAAGGCCAGTAATCTACCGGCCCCGAGCGATCAGGGGCCGGGGAGCTATCTACCGCGACATCGCGGGCGACTTTAACGGGGAGTGCGACAATGCCGCCTAATGAGCGGGGGGAGGTTGTGCGCGTCGACGCCGATCGGGCGGACGCGATCCGGTCGGCGATCATCGCCCGATGCGCCGTCCGAGGTATCAGCAACGCGAGCATCGGGCGGATAGTCGGGCTGTCCAGGTCGGGCGTCGGGGTCCGACTGGCGAAGACGACGCCGGACGATTTGAGGCGTCTGGCGGCCGTCGACCTGGGGGACGTCCTCCGGCCGGCGGTCTGATCCCCCTGGGAGGCCCTGCACGGGGCTTCCGGAGAAGGGGCGAGTAAACGGAGCGGTGCGTCTCGCGGACGCTTCCACGGGCCTTCCAGGGCCGTGGGCGACGCCGCGCGCGGTTTCATCAAAGGTTCAGCATCAAGGGAAAGCAGCATGGCGACGTTGAGTTTCGGCGAGTTCTACGGTACGGCGGTCGAGGGTCGTTCCTGGGGCCCTCTTCCGCATCAGGACCCCGGGAATACGAGGAACGGCAGGCATCGATATTCGCTTCTCCGGGCGATCGAGAGCGCCAGCAAGGCCGGGCGGCCTCCGGGGAGAGTGGACGGCCTGGAAGGGGAGGTCGACTCTGAGCTTCGTAGGCGACACCCGAACCGCTCCCCCCGGGGGTTCTGGGTCCCGGTCCTGGGGGATGCGGAGTCGGAGGAACGGGCCCTGGATTCGACGACCGGGGCGGGGGCGGTCAGAACCGTCGTGCCGGACCTCGGGGTCGTCGACGCCTTGCGAGCCCGGACCGTCCTGGGGAGCCTGGGGGCTCGGGTCCTGTCGCTCCCCCGCGATCAGGGCGGCAAGGTGAAGCTCCCTCGCCGTGGGACGGCGGCGGCGGTGGGTTGGACGGCCGAGGGGGCGGGCGCCCCGGAGGCGAACCCGACGACCGACGCCGTGACGCTGACGCCGAAGACGGTGTCGGCGAAGGTGGCCGTCACGAGGAGGCTGCTGAAATCGGCCTTCGAGCGCGACCACGAGCGTCGCGTCCTGGCCGACATCGCGACCGGCATCGGCGTCGAGATCGATCGCGTCGGCCTGGTCGGCGACGGCGTCGGGAAGCCGACGGGCCTGTTGAACACGGGGGGCGTCAACTCCGTGGCGATCGGGGCGAACGGCGGCCCCGCGACGCGGGCCGCATTGGTCGAGTTGGAACGGCTGGTCGGGGCGGCCAACGGCGACGCGCCGGCGGACGTCTCGATGGGCTGGATCGGCTCGCCGAACGTCCGGGCGAAGATGCGGACGATCGCCGACGGGTCGAATTGGCTCTGGTCGGACTTCGAGCGAGTCGTCGGGAAACCGGCCTACGCCACCACGAACGTCCCGAGCAATCTGGCGAAGGGGAGCGGGACGAACCTGTCGCCGCTGCTGTTCGGCAACTGGCGGGATTGCGTCGTGAACCTGTTCACGCCGGTGGACTTGCTGGTGGACCCCTACAGGCAGTCGACGGACGGCGTGATCCAGGTCTCCGCGTTCCAGGACGTCGACGTCGCGTTCCTGCACCTGCTCAGCTTCGGCGTCGTCGGCGACGTCGCCACCGGCTGAACACCATCCGCGACGGGGACGCATCGATGAGCAATCCGGAAGGAGGGCGGGGGGGCGGCACGGCCGCGTCTCGCGGCCCGTTCGTCCTGGTCAAGATCCTCAGGGCGGGCGTCGTCGCCGACGGGTCGGGCGTCGCCTGGCCGGCGGGGGCCCCCGTCTACCTCCGCGAGCGCGACGCCGTGGACGCTTCGATCGTCGGGACGGTGGAGGTCCGGCCGGGCGAGTTGAGCCCCCAGGGCCTCGATTACCTGGCGGGCGAGGGGTCCCGGCCCTACGTCATAGCCGGCCCCAAAGACGAATCCGGGCCGGTCGTCCTGATGGTCGCCAAGCGGGACGGCGTCATGTGCGCCAACCGCTTGATGACGAAGGGCGAAGTCGTCCAGGTGCCGGAGAGGGTGGCCTACGTGCTCCTCAGACGGCACCGATTCAACAGCCCCGACCTGGAGACGGCGGGGGGCTTCACGCTCTCGTCCCGGGAGTTGGAAGCGGCGTGGACGGACCCGAAGCTCGACGCCTTCAACGTCTTCTAACCCCGACGAGCCGGGGACGCCAAGAAATCGAATCACGGAGAATTGATATGTCTGCCACCGTCAAAGTCATCGAGCGCTTCTTTCACTCGGACGGCACGATCGAAGGGCCGGATGAATTCGAGGGCCCGCGGATCAGCGTCAAGGTCGTCCAAGACGGGGCGATCGGCGGCAAGGCCGTGAAGAAAGGCCAGACGATTTCGCTCTGCGAGCGGGACGCCATCCGAGAGATGTGCTGGAACGGGATGGTCGAAATCGACTCGTTCAAGCTCACGCGGATGGGGAGCATCCTCTTGCGCAGCCGAGGTCACGGGTACTACGACGAGCCCGTGGGGAAGCTGGGCGTCATTCCCAAGATCAAAGTCATCGGCACGGAGGACGACGCCTGCGTCGGCCATCGGATCCTGATGAAAGGCGAGGTTCAGGAGCTTCCGGAAGACGTGGTTTGGGGATTGCTCCAAAGTCCGGTCCATGCCCGGTTCAATATCGCCCCGGGGGCCGAATTCACCCTGCCTCCGGAGACGCTCCGCGCCATGGTCGCGGACGTGACGTTCGACGTCAATTACCACTCCTGACCCGATCCACGCCCCCGCCGACCGACGTCGGCGGGGGTTTTCTTTCACGACGACGCATAGAGCTAGTAAATCATGAACACGAAAACTGTAAGGGTCCGAGTATTGGACGCCGAAGCCGTCCGCCAGGGGTTCAGGGACGGCAACTTCATCCAGATCCGCAAAGGGACGGAGTTCGACGCCCATCCCGTCGAAGCCAAGATCCTGTTGGAGTCGGGGGCCGTCGAAGTCGTCGCCGGGGCGGACGACGTCCGCGGCGTGACGTCCCCGCGGCCCTACCGTTCGGGTCGGGAGTTCGCAGCTTCAGTCTGAACTTCGACGCCCCCGTCCCCGCGAAATAGGGCGGGGACGTCTCCCCCCCCCTGGGTGGCACCATGAGCATCGAGTATCGAGACGTATCGGGGCCGGTGGGCTTGCGGGATTCGGGGGGGGCGCCCCCGGTCATCCGCGGCTATGCGGCCGTCTTCGACCAATGGACGACGCTGTACGAGGACGCCCACGTCGTCATCCGGGAGCGCATCCGGCCCGGGGCGTTCGCGAGGGCCATCCGCGAGCGCCAGGACGTCCGGGCCCTGTTCAACCACGACCCGAGATTGCTGCTGGGCCGGACGCTCTCCGGGACCTGCCGGCTTACGGTCGACTCGCACGGCCTGGCCTACGAAGTCGACATGTCGGACACCACCATCGGCCGAGACTGCCTCATCTTCATCCGCCGGCGCGACGTCACTGGGTCGTCCTTCGGGTTCAGGATCCGACCCGGCGGCCAGGCGGTCACGCGCTCGATGGATCGCGGGACGAACCGCCGCCTGATCGAGCGGGACGTGATGGACCTGGACCTATTCGACGTCTCCCCGGTGACGTACCCGGCATACCAGGGGACGGAAGTCGGCGTGAGGCAGGGGCGGGAGCCGTTGGACGCCGCGAGGCTCGCCCGGATGGAGAAACTTCGCCGGGAGATCGACGAAGCGTCGAGAAGCGCCTCATGAACAGCACGAGCGAGTGTGCGGTGGCCTGAGCGACGCTGGAGGCGTCGAGAAACACGAGCGGCCGGGCCCGCCTCGCGAATGGGGCGGCCCGGCCGGATTGTGAGGTTGCACGCCTTCGACATGCGACACTGTTCGACGCCGTCGGATGGTTCCGCGCCGTCACTCCTGGGTGTCGAGATGCAGGGCGTCAGGCCAGATTCTCAACACTCATCTCCAGAGCGACGGACACCAGGACCCAGAGCAGGATGATTATGAAGAACATCATCCTGGCGATGCGACGGCGACGGCGGCGGATGAAACCGGAATCTTCGATGAACTTGTCCGCGAGCCTAAGCAGGATGCAGATCAAGTAACGAATGAACGTAGCAAACATCACTATCTCCTGTTTGCATAGATG